GAATCTTGTATGACTCACAAATCATCTACATATCATACTCACAGTTTGACAGCGCAAGCCGCGTGTCATATGTAGAACGTCTCTCAAGATCATTCAACTTGCTTAGAATAATGGAGTCTACCCGAATCATGTGGGCAGTCACCAACTCAAGTTTCAAGACGACTTTCACTATACCTGTTGAAAATCACCAGAACAGGGGAAAGCAGACTCTCGCAGAAACGATGCATTCTTACCGTGAGGTGATAGACTTCAACAATGAAAGTGGCGAGATCATGGTGAACGGCAGGCCGATGCTCCCGTTCAACAAAGAGTACTGGTTCCCGAGCGTGAACGGCGAAAGCCCGCAAGTGCAGACACTCGGCGGCGATGGCCCTGACTTGTCAGACACTGAAGCGATGAACTATTTCAAGCAGAAGCTGTGGCAAGCAAGCAAGATACCGTTCACTCGCTTTGACCACATGCAAGGCCGCGGGCAGTATGCATTGAGCACAGAGGCGATGATGAGAGAAGAAGTGAAGTTCAGGAACTTCATCAACCGTCTGCGTTCTATATACAAAGAGCTTATCGTGAAGCCAGTATACATACAGCTTTGCCTCAAGCATAAAGAGTTCGCGACTGATGTGCAGTTCAGAAACTCGCTCACACTCAATTTCGTTTCAGACAATGTGTTCACTGAGATGAGAGAGATAGAAGTGATACAGAAGAAGACAGATTTCATTGGCATGCTGATGCAGAACATTGTCGAGACTGATGCTGAAGGCAACCAGATACCATATTTCGATTTGGATTTCTTAGTGTCACGGTTCTCTGGCATGACTCAAGATGATCTTGATGCTAATGCAAGGACAAAAGAAAAGAAAAAACTAGAGAAAGACGGGTACAAGCCTGATGACATAGAAAAGATATTAGACGGAGAACCCAAGTCCAGATTCAAAGCCGAGAAAAAAGAAAAAGAGGAAGAAGAAGGCGGCGGAGATGAAGGCGGCCCAGGATTGAGTCTGTAATTTCAGTCTGTAATCTCATGATAAAAAACACAAAGCAATTTATTATTTTCTAACAAATTTTTCTTAAACTATAAGTATGATAAAGTACACAGACTGCATGGTGGTTTTCCGAGAATTCCCAGACGAAATCACTTTAGCAATAAATCTTTCACTTTGCCCGAACAGATGCAAGGGCTGTCATTCGCCATATTTGAGAGAAGATGTCGGCGAAGAACTGACTGAAAGTGTTTTAGATGAGTTGCTGGACAGACATGATGGAATAACTTGTGTTGGCTTCATGGGCGGTGACAACGATGTCGCTGCCTTAGTTAGTCTAATGAAACATGTCAAAGAGAAGACAGATTTGAATTGTGGCTGGTATTCAGGCAAAGATGAGATGAACCAAGAAGTCGTGAAATCTGGCGTGTGTGACTACATAAAAATTGGACATTATGACGAAAACTGTGGCCCGATTGACAATCCGAACACTAACCAAAGACTTTATTTCTTGACTGATACTGGCGAAGGCTATGTTGACATAACTGGAAAATTTTGGAATAATTAAAATATAACGATATGAAAGTACTTAAACGAGATGGCAGCATTGAGAGATTCTCAAAGACGAAGATTAGAAAGTCGCTGATGAAGACTTTCAAGTCTTGCAAAGTGAAGTTCTGCCAAGAATGCTATGATGAGACTATAAAAGACATTGTTGAGAAATACAATGAGATTGTGGGTGATGTGCTTGATGTGGAAACCATACAAGACATAACCGAAAAAGCATTAGTGAAATGCGGCATGTCTGATGTGGCTAAAGTGTACATACTCTACCGTCACGACAAAGACAGGATACGTGAATTCGTAAAGCAGAAAGAGCATTTCATCGAAAGCTACAAGAAAGCATACAACACTGCAGACAACACTGTTGATGACAACTCAAATGTAGCAGCGAAGAACATCGGCGTGCTTAATGCCGAAATCCACAAGAATGACAACATCCAGATCAACAGGACGCTCATCACTAACAAGCTCCATGACCTGTATCCAGACTTTGATGCTAAACAGTATTGCCGCGACTTGAATGACCATATCATCTACAAGAATGATGAGTCAAGTTTCGCTTGCACAAGCCCATACTGTGTAGCTGCAAGCATGTACCCGTTCTTGCTGAATGGGATGAAAGACCTCGGCGGGCTTTCTGCTAAACCGAAGAACCTCGACTCTTTCTGTGGAATGTATGTGAACTACATTTTCGCAATGTCAAGCCAGTTCGCAGGTGCTGTCGCAACTCCAGAATTCTTGCTTTACTTTGACTATTTTGCTCGCAAAGAATGGAATGACAACTATATAGACAATATTGATGAGCAATGCAAAAGTGCGATTTGCAACACACAGCGGACAATCCGCCAGCAGATACACCAGTATTTCCAGCAGATTGTCTATTCAATCAACCAGCCAGCAAGTGCGAGAGGAATGCAGTCAGCTTTCGTCAATTTCTCTTATTTTGACGAGCCATTCTTCCACGGCATGTTTGACGATTTCGTCTTCCCTGATGGCACTCGCCCGATATGGAGGACATTGAACTGGCTGCAGAAAGAGTTCATGCAGTGGTTCAATGAAGAACGGCAGAAATGCATTCTGACATTCCCTGTAGAAAGTTTTGCGTTGATATACCAGAATGGAGACTTTCTTGACAAAGACAACTACCAGTTCGTGTGTGATGAATATGCTAGAGGACATAGTTTCTTCACATATATCTCAGACACTGTAGATTCTCTCTCAAGCTGCTGCCGACTGAAAAACAAGGTGACCACAAAAGAGTTCAACTTCACTAATGGCAACATTGGAATCCAGACAGGAAGCAAAAGCGTCATTTCGCTCAACCTTTCTCGTATAGTGCAGAATGCAGTGAAAGACTTCGACAACCCGAAAGACTTGTTAGAAAAAGACTTGATTTATGACGCAATCAAAAAATATCTGATTGATGTGCTCGAAAGAGTATACAAATACCAGAACGCATACAACGAGCTGCTGTGGGACATGTATGACGCGAAACTGCTTCCAGCCTACAGTGCGGGATTCATAAACCTCAACAAACAGTATCTGACTATTGGGCTGAACGGCTTGAACCAAGCAGCAGAGTTCCTTGGCCTTGAATGCAATGACAACAAATGGTACGCTGAATTCTGCCAGATGATATTCAGCACAGTGAAAGAGCAGAATGCGCTGCACAAGACGCCAAAGACGATGTTCAACACAGAGCAAGTGCCTGCTGAGTCATTAGCAGTGAAGAACTACAACTGGGACAAAGCTGACGGGTACTGGGTTCCTGAAGACACCAACCTGTATGCGTCATACATCTTCAAGCCAAATGACAAGAAGATTTCTGTACTTGAAAAGATAAGACTCCACGGCAGCAACTATATCGGCGACTATCTTGACGGCGGTTCTGCTGCTCACTTGAACCTTGAGGAGCATCTGTCCAGCAAGCAGTATGACTCATTGCTGAGATATGCTGCTAAACACGGTTGCCAGTATCTCACGTTCAACATCAAGATGATGCAATGCGACGACTGTGGCCATATCGTGAACCACCCAGTAGACAAATGCCCGAAATGCGGAAGCGAGCACTTGATGACTTGGACGAGAATCATCGGCTACCTGACAGCGGTGAAGAACTGGTCAGAAGGCAGACGAATAGAATTCAAGACAAGAGTGTTCAACACGACAACAGACAAACCAGAAGAGTAGAAACAACATGGAATGGATAATCGAAATATCAAAGAAGACTATACTTGTATCGGCATACACGAACGGGCAGTCTAACTATAGATACAGTGTTGACATAAAAGACGGCTGGCAAGCTACAGTCGACAAGATGGATGACTTGCTGCTTGTCAAGCTATACAAAGGAGACAAAGTGATACATATAGGAATGTTTCCGTTGCATCTGGCAGCCGTTGTATGGCGAGACATAGGTGATATTTACAAAACATATGAGCAATGAAAGAAAAGCCTCTGGATTGTCCAGAGGTTTTTCTGTTTATATAACTAACTTATTATATAAATAAAGAAAAACAAGTATGAAAACGATAAATTCTATAATAAGCAAAGTCATCAATGAAAACGAAGAGCCTGTTGTAGAAATCACAAAAGAGACGCCATCGGTGCTGGACATGCTCTACAAGAGATATGCAGAAGAGATACTGCAATGGTATCATTACTGGACAGTTGCCCCGTTCCTTTGCGGAAAAGAGCGTCCGGGCCTCGAGAAAGCATTCCTTGAGTTTGCTGATGATGAGCTTAACGATCATGCAGCCAAACTTCTGAAAAGAATAGACGAGCTTGACGGCGACCTTGAAATGATAAAAGACATCAATGTGCTTTCTTCATTGAGCGAATGCAAGTACATGCACCCTCTTAAACCATACAACACGACACAACTCGTTTTAGTGAACATCGAACACGAGAAGTGCGCTATAGAAGGCTACAAGCAGTTGTGCGCGATTTCACGTGACATAGATCCAGTCACATATGACATTGCAGTAGAAATACTGAAAGATGAAGAGGAGCACCTCAACGAACTGAACAACTTCTTAGCTGACTACAACACAAAGCAGTAACTATGCATAAACATATCGCCTGTCATGAAAGCGATAAAGAACATCACAGATGCCGAACTGTATAAAATGGCAAAAAAACGCAAGAACTCACACGAGAAAGCACCTGACTATATTGGAGGCTACATTGACGGAGCAAATGAAATGAGAGAAAAAGCCATAAAGGAAAATTTTTCACTCAGGGAAAAGATAGTTGAGCTGAAGAAAGAAATCGTCAGATACAGGAAAGAATGCTACAAAGCTATAGCACTTGCTAAAAAACTTGCCGCTAAACTTGACGGCAGTGAAACAAAATATAAATATTGAAACAAATTTGATATGAGCCGCATACTTAAAATAGACGAATTCAACAATTATGAAACCAGCAGCCAGAATGATTTCATGGCATTGAGCGAGCTTGATCCGAGCAACGGCGAGGGTGCCACATACACACTGGCAGAAAAGAACCGGAAAATGGCAGTGTATGTGAAAGATGCAGAAGAGGAAGCACTGCTCAAAGATCTCTGCTTCAAGAATGGCTATAGAAGATTCAGTGGCGGTGACGCGCCATATGACTTTGGAAAATGTGAAGTCCCTGGCTATGGAAAGACTTTAGACTTGAATGAGTTTGTTAGAAAATTCGCGTAAATACAATATACAAATATGGCAAACATAAAAACTTACACTGATATGTTGAACGACAAGCATACTGATGCTGAAGCTCTAAAACTGTTCAACGAACTTTATGAGAAGATAAACGCTCTGTCAGACAAAGAACTCAGATACATTTCAGAAAGTGTGAAGAACAACATTCCTGAGAATGTAGAAAGTATCGAGACAGAACTCAACACCCTGCAGAATGAGGGATTCTTTGGTGGAGCTACCGGCCTGATTGGCGGACTTATCGCAGGTGACAAACTCGGCAAAGCAATCTGCCAAGCACTGGGAGTGACTAATGGCCCTCTCTACAATTTACTTACAAGCAAAATCGTGATGACAGCAATCTGCACGTATCTTGGAATAAAAATGTAAATATGAAAATACTTAAATTCAAACAGTTCAATGAATCGTTCAATGATATAGATTCAGATTTCAATGAATATGAGCCAATCATAAATGGCGCCATAGCAAAATTCATTGAAAGAGATCCTGACGAATGGTCAGCACGTGACTATATCAAAAAACAAGATGTCCAATATGGTTCAAAGGGCATAGGCTGCAATCTTCCAAATTGTTTAGTGTCATTTGTCAAAAAGCAAAACAACACGTACTATTCTGTTTATGATTTAGAAGAATGCGAAAACTGTGGTGCTTATGACAAACTGATAAAGATGGATGATGACGGTGAACTTTGGATGACAACAGTTGACAATTATGTTGTGGTTGTTTCATAAAAATGCAATAAACACATTTAAAGCATGGGTTTTCTGAACACTGCTAAGATTAAAGCTATAGACTTGATGAAGCAGTCATACACTTACTTGAGTGAGATGTATGGCTTGAATGGTTCTGTGTTCCAGCCGAGTTCGCCGACTGGACAGATCTTGTCTGTTGTGTCTCACATTTCCGAACTCATATTCTTGTATCTTGAGCACGCAGCTTCTGAACTGAACATCATGCGAGCACAGACTGTGGAATCTGTCCAGGGACTTTCAAGACTAACCGGCCACGACCCGTTCAGAGGAAGTGCTGCTTCTGGAATGTGCAGGATAAAAGTGAACC